GTTTAAAGTGAAAGGGTAGTAGAAATACTACCTTTTTTTATGCAATAAAAAAGCCCTATAGAAATAGGGCTCGTACATGCAAAAAAATCAAAGTCAAAAATAAGAAACTATGTGATGTAAAATTAATGAGGTGTTTTGAATCCACCAAATAAAAATGCTCCTTTTTAAGGGAGCACTTTAACCATAATCCAACACAACATGAGAGCCTCTTATTGACTACGATTGGTTTTATCGTAGAACTTAGTTAATACTGATCCGTAGAGAACAGCTTGAAGTCTGCTTACAAAGCTATCCATAGACTCATCCAAATGGAAGTAGTCCTCAGATTGCATATAGATAAAACATCTATCAGCATCTTCATCGTCAGGTACTACACTCTCTACTAGATGTACATTGATATACGAGTCTACAGGTTCGTAGCTTTCCTCGTACTCATAGCTGTCATCCTCCGTAAGTTGTGTTATGTGCATTAACATTTAGTACACTATTTTTAAGTACAGTTAGTCTTAGCTCCCTAATAATCAATTGCAATTTTGCTTCCAAATACTGCTTTTCTTTCATTAATTCAGCAATCTTAACATCTGCTTCTCTACTCATACAAATTTACTATTTAATTATTTTAGATAAAAAAGTGCATACTCAATTGATTATCAATTAAATACGCACTCTAGTTTTTAGAACTACTGCCTTATTTCGTCTTTGGAAGTCTTATTATTTTACTTCCTAAAGGCATCGGAACAAATATAGCGATTCTTCCACCATCTAAAACAACTCCACATCCTAATGTTGGTCGTTTGGGGAAAGGTTTAGAATACTCCATTGCATAGGCATTTATATCGATCCCACAGCCTACATTCATGCCGAATATCATGTCTTTATCTGAACTACTATATAGTACACCTCCAAAGCTATGGATATGACCTATAACGGTAGATTGTCTAGCATCTCTTGCTCTATTAATGGCACCTGCCTGTCCTGAGCTACCTGTACCATGAGTGTACAAAACACCGTCTATTTCCCATTCTAAAGCCCATTTCCAGCCTCTGGGAGCCTCCCAAACTTGTTCGTAGGACTTTATGTATCTATCAGGCAAGCCTGTCGTTTTAGCCTTCCTTTTATGTAATGCTGAGTGATTGCCAATACATACTTTAACATTAGGGAATTGTTTGTACCATTTGTACATTGCAGCTTGAGCTAAATCAGCTTCTCTTCCTGCAGAATGACCATCAGGATTGCTTTCGTGGTAAGATATGGCGTGTCCGTCTACTTCATCGCCAATATGTACAATTTCGGAACATTGAAACTTATTACCCACTTCATAGCAGAATTGTCTATAAAGTGGGTGACAGAATGGTTCGTGGGTGTCGCCTATTACTAGGACATTTTTTTTGCTCATTATGTTGGTTGTTGGTTAGATTACTTATATGGTGCGTAAGCTGTTCTTCCGTTTGTTTTGATTGCTCTCAATACTTGCTTTCTATTCTTTCCTGCATTGTAAGAAACATGAACCCAATCAGGCTTATTGTTGTCACCGAACTCCCAAATCAATTGGTCGAACTCTAAATTGTCTTTAATGTAGTTAAAGATTTCAGTATTGTTTTTACCACTCATTCCATCCATATCCACATCTGCCGCTTTACCCTCGCAATGCTGTGAAGATAAACTTCCCCCAATGAAATGGTTCAGATTTTTGGATCTATATCCAGATGATATATTTAAAGGACCACCATTAAATATTCTTACAGGCTCAAGCACTTTCTCACAAAGCACTTTTAGATTAGCCTGATGTTCAGGAGTTGGTTCGTTAGATACTCCATGTCTTTTAGCAGATTCACTTCTTGTAAACTCAGCTAAATCAAAATGTGCAGATAAACGCATTACTTTTTATTTTTACAGTTATCAAAATGCCATTGTGCCATTTGCGGTGCTCCGCCAATTAATCCACAATGAGGGCATTGTTTTTTACTTTTTTTTAATCCAATTAATCCTTGCCTTCTTTTTTCAATAATATCTTCAGATACTTTTTTACCTCTCCAATAAGCACCTGTATCTCTACTCCTAGATGCTATACTTAATTTTTTTCTTGTTTCTTCAGTAGCTGGTTTTTTGTTTTTTTGTGCTATACTCATATTTTTACGAGCATTTTCATCAAATTTAAAACCTAGCATACCAGCACCTCCATTTGTTAAATTAGCTAAAGTTCCTGTATTTGTATTTATTCTACCATACAGTGAAATAAACTCTTTTTCTTTTTCTTTTGCCTCTTCCCAAGTTAAATCGTCAAGCATTATTTCAACATCAAAATTTGTATTTGATGCTATACTTTGCCATATTTTATTTCTCTTTTTATCATAAGCACGATTAAAATTATTCTTAGAACCTATTCCAATATAGAAAGGTTCATTAGTATCTAATCTTATATGCCTATAAACAAATGCCACTATTCTTGTATATTATCTTTTTTAAATATTTTCTCTACTGATGTTAAGCCTAAACAGCCAAACGCTAACAAAGCTACTGATTCTACTAGAACTGGACTTGGGGCTGTATGCTCGTCACTAAAACTATTGTGATACATAGTAGCACATAATGCAATAGTGCATAATAAACCACATACTCTTTTCATACTTAATTGACCTGATTCGTCACAAAAAAATTGTTTCATATTAATGTAATTGATTGAACTGAAAAACTATTATAAATATCAGGAGTATCTTACTCCAAGCGTGTATCTTATCTAATTTCCTTTGATTTTCTTCGAAATCTTGGTATATAGATTTGTTAATTGTGTACTTATATTTCCAATTGTAGAAACTATCTTTTTCAATAGTTCTAATGCTGAGTAAAGAGTCATTTGTTTTTAATTTAAATTGTAAATTGTTTATAGAGTCATGATATGACCTATAAAGCTTATTGATTGTATCAGCTTGTCCTATGGTTATAATCACCACAGAATCCTGACCTATCTTCTTAGTTTTTGGGTATTGCGAGAATGTTAAAGTTGGTACCAGTATCAATGCCAACACTATCAAGCTTAATCTTAACTTCATTTAATTCTGTTTTTAGGGCTTTGGTTTCTTCCTTTAATTCAGCAACCTTACTAACGGTTTGCGTTACTATTGCTTCTTTAGCTTTATCTGCTTTTACTTGAACTTCTTTGTTTTTAGATAAAGTCTGATGGAAGTCGTTTAATAGTTCTTGGAGTTCTTTGTCCTCTTTAGGAGACTGATCTGGTTTGTCGGTTACCTTATGTCCAACCACTAAAACCCCAGATAACAAGAAAATTAAGAAGGTAGCTTTCATTATTTAACTGACTTTTTAATTGCCCCTAAAGCATCTAAAGTCTCGAGCTTAGTCGTAGTCGATGAAAGGGCGGTTTTACACTCTATTAACGCTTGAGTCTTTAGGCTATCCTTATACTCAAGATTCTTGATTCTGTATTCCTGGTCGTCTATTCTACTATTGAAATTACCCCTAATATCTACATATAATGCAGAAATTCCTACTATAACTAGGAATAGGGTTCCCACAATGGGATTTTTAGCGAAGTCTTTAAAGCTAATCGGAAGAGGATTAGCACTCACATTTAAGCTTTTCTTTGGAGCCATCTTCTATTTTTTACCAATTTTGAGGTATAAGCTACCTGAGTAGCCAATACCATAGTTTTTATATAAATCTAAACTAAGCCCAATTAGAGCCTTATTTTTGGCATTTAGCATCAAGGAAGGACTTACTACTTGTAAGCCATCAGATGGTCTAAAATCGCCTCTAAAGCCCAAATAAATGGTATTCTTAGGTTTCTCTACATAAAGTTGCTTGGTAACGATGGTTTTTTCAGTCAAATTAGCCGTAAAAGACCTAGAAAGTATCTTATTTTGGCTTATAGTGTCTGTAATGACAAAAGTATTACTATCTTTTTTAATAGTGTCTACATACGCCTTAACGGCAAAATAGTCGTTTAAGACTTTAACTGTGTCATGAACGATATGTTCCACAGTATCGGTTAAAATGATATACGATTGTATATCATCTCCTTTTTTGTACTTGGTAAAATTTTTCTGTTGGTAAACCGTATCGTGTACTTCTACCAATTTGCGATAATTACGCATATCGCTAAAGTCTGCCTTCCCTATATACTTGGCATCTCTAAAAAAAAGTAGCCACAATACGAATACTATGGCTACCAATAAAATGTCCTTAATTCGGATCATTATGCTTCTTCTTTAGGTTGTTCAGTTGCAGTTTGCTCTTGAGCTGCCTTTTGTAAGATTTGCAAAATAGGTTGTGCGTACTTGAATGGAGTTTCCAATAAGATAGCTTCTAATTGCTGTAATTGTTCTGTTGTTAATGTCATGGTATTATATTTTATGCAAATTTAAGGAAATGTTTAATTAGTTGGAGTTTGCCAAGGTAGAGGCAATGTAACTACTGGCGGATTGATTAAGTTTTCTAATTGAACATCTAAATTAGCGTCAATTTCATCAACGGGTAAGCACGAATCAAGCCAAGAACATACTTGCTCATAAGTCAAGTCTGGGTACGCAGTAAAGTCTGTTGCACTTGGAGTTTGACAACCCATTGCTCCGTAAATATCTGTGTAATACTCTTTTTCATCTACAATAGTTGTAGCTGACCTTCTCCAATTGACAACAACCACCACATCCGCTAAACCATCTTCTTGTGGCTTAGTTTCCATTGAACTTATAATCCATTGTTTCATATTAATTTATTTTAGCTTTTAATTCTTGTATTGGCTTAACTAATATTTTCTATTTTTTGTTCTCCGTAATGGTCTTTAAATAATCTATTTGTTATAGCTTCTAATTTTTCAATTTGTGCTTGTTGCTCTTGTATTGCTTTAGTAAGAATAGATGCCCATACTAAGCTGAATGATTCAATAGATTTTTGATCTACAATTTCTTCATCATTACACATTGATATACCCTCTGCTGTTCTCACTAGTTCAGGGAATATTGTTTCAACCTCTTGTGCTATAAATCCATAGTATAACTTATCATCTCTTAAATCTTTGTATTCATAAGTTTTAGGAATAAGTTGTAATACTCTATTAAGTACAGAATCTACTACATTGATATTTTGTTTGATTCTATAATCAGATCCTGCATATAAAGTTGTGTTACCTGCAGATCCTGCTTTAATTGCACCATTACCTGAGTAGTTCAGATACATAGGCGTTCCACTTCCGTTATTTAAAGTATTAAGGGTATCACCTCCTTGAATTTTAAATAATAAATTAGTATTAGGGCCGTAAGACTTAAGATCAATATCACCATTAGACAATAAACGCATTCTTTCGGTATCATTAGTAGCAAAAGTAAGAGCTATATTTTCTCTTAAATACACATATCCTGTACTTGAGTCTAAACCAACAATCATCCCTCCACTATCTAAAGTCTGACCTGATTTTGCAATAGAAATAAATGCTTGTCCAACATTACTTTTTACTCCTAACAAATATCCTTGTGTAGATGGGTTAAACCCTTGTGATGTTGTACCAATTAATAAACTACCCCCACTTGTAATACGCATTCTTTCACTAGTCCCTGTAAAAAATAGCATATTATTATTACCAGCTGTTGATGTAACATAAGATTGTAGATAAGTATCACTACCAGTAAGACCTATTTCTAGTGTACCTGTTCCCTGTACATAAGCTCTATTTGATGCTAAAAATTCATATGCTGTTACTCTAGCTGAGAATGTAGCAGCACCAGTAGATGCTATTGTTAATGCAGGGTCTAATCCACTCGTACCAATTCTAACTCCACCATTGTTATTTGTTATTCTTAAAGTAGAATCAGAGTTAAAGTAAGTAATTCCACTAACAACAGTTCCAGCTTGTAAGAATCTTAAAGCAACATTACCAGTTGTAGTTGATTCAATACCCAATAAAGGAGCAGTACCAAATACATGAAGTCTATAAGAACTATTTGCTATACCTCCTATACCTAAGTTACCATTGGTATCCAAACGCATCTTTTCGGTAGAGTTATATGCCCATATTGTAGCACCAGTTTGGTTATTGATAACAAAGTCTCCAGCAACAGAACCAGTTACAAACTGATTGTTTGCAGTTGCTAAACCAAACTTAGCTTGATATATTGAACCAGTAATTGCTTCTCCCATTGATACAGAAGGAGCAGAGCCACTTAGTCTTAAATGTGTATCAGCACTTGCAGAGTAAATCTCTAATGCTCTTTGTGGGTTTGTTAAACCAATACCCAATCTATTATTAGTGTCATCCCATACAAACAAAGAATCACTTACTACATTTGATGCACCATCCCAAAACGCAACTCTACTTGCAGCACCACCACCAGTCAAAGTTCCAACACTCCAAGACCTATTAGAACTTAAATCTTGTGTCGTTCCATTGATTGAGATTGTTCTTGAAGTTGGCACATAACCGCTTAATGCAGAAGGTGCAACATAATCAGTACCAGCAACCGCAGCAGTTAAAACACCTGCCACAGTCTTTAACATAGCATCTGAAATATTAGACTGCCATATAGTTCCGTTACTTGAGTTTACTCTAAAATTCTCTGTTGAATTAGTAATAATACTAAAATCTCCCAAAGAAGATGTGGCAATTCCGCCTTCAAGATTTCTTAAAGTGAAAGTACCAGTATTTGTTAAATATAAATAAGCACCATTTGTATTGCCAGTGCCACTTGCAGCATTATGGAATCCAATAGATGCAGCTTGTGAATCTCCGTAAATATCAATCCCTTTTGAACCAACCCCACTTGGACTTGCAATCGGACTTAAAATATTAATACCAAGATTGCCACCTTCAGTTAAGCTAATGTATCCGCTTTGGTTTAACAAAGTCAAGTTCATTGCATTAGCAACTCCTAACTTTTGTGTTTCAAATGTATTACCATAAGTCGTGTTGATACCGAATCCAATTCCGTTATAGTTTGAATCGCTATTTTTCAACAATAATGAATACCCGCTATCAATAGAAGCGTTTGCTCCAATAGTAGCATTAGGAACAGTTGTATTTACACCTAATCTATTTGTTGACGAATCATACATAAAGCCGTTCTCGCTACCTAAAGTGTAAGTGCCAGTATAGTAAGGAATATTCCCAGCCGTTCCACCACCGCTTAAAGGAGTATATCCTAATACAGTTGGAATGCTTTTATTTTTCCATAAGTCAGTTGAACTTTCGTAAGCTAAAACATCGTTGTTAGTCAAAGATGTAAATAACACATCCGAGCATTCTTCTAACTCTTGGGTATTTTGAATCTTAACTAAAATAGAGCCGTTCCCACCACTTACTTTAACTACATATCCAATCAATACTAAGTGTGCTGGACTAATAGGCTTTACATTAGTAAATTGACCTGCCGTTTCACTAAGCCATAAAATATCCCCTGCCGTATATGCAGTTGTGTTTAATCCGTTTACATTACCACTAATAGTGATAAAACCATCCGAGCCGTTTGCTATTGTTTCGGTAACAACACCTAAAGTAGCAGCCGAAGTTGATTCATCGGAAGCATCCGCTAAAGCCACAGTTGGTAAGTTACCAGTTGAACCATTGATGTAAACTACTTGACCATCCGTTAAAGTAGAGCCAGTATTGTTATGAATTAAAACAACTTCTTCTTGACCTATTTGTAAGGTCGTATTACCAGTTCCAGTAATTACGCTTGGAGTTAAGTATGTCGTATCCCAAGACATAGTACCCACAGTTGTAGGTGTTCCAGTTGGTGTTGTATCTAAACTTAAATAACCACTTCTTAAACCCCACTCTCCTAAAATAACACTTTGAGTTGCACCGCTATAAGGCACATACCCAGTTAAAGAAGGAAAGGTAGTTAAGTTACCTGCTCCGTTAATATATTGACCACTTGTTCCGTTAAATCCTATGTTAATCGTTCCGCTTGTAGTAATCGGAGAACCAGTTATATTCAAAGCATCTCCACTCTCTGTTAAAGCAACGCTTGTTACGCTACCCGTTGCACCACTTGCTCTTTGCCATACAGTTCCACTATATAGTACTTGGTCGCCTACATAAAAGGTAATTGGACCAGCACCGAAGTTCACAGTACCAGCTACATTACACAAATAAACATCTCCAGCGTTTCCAGTTCCATCTACTAAAGTAGGTGTGTTAGTAGAAGCATCCCAAGTACCTTTGTACTCCATAACCGAATTAGGTAATTGAGATACTAAAATCTTACCGCTACCATCTAATTGCGGAATACCACTTGGAACATTTATACCTAAAGAAGAAACTACCCCACTTGTACCTGTTAATACACCTTCTAAGTTCCTTACTTTAGCACCGCCAGTTATTTGTAATTGATTCGACATCCTATATTAAGTTAATTATTTAAAAATTGCTCTAACAAACTCATCAGCTTCAAGTGGTCTTGCTGTTGCAAAGGTAAGAACTCCTGTAGAAGAGTTAAATGTAACATCTTCACCTGTAGGAGTACCACTAGTGTTAATAGTTCTAACCTCAACACCACCTCTTGTAACTGATATACAAGATAATCCTAAAGCACCTGACCATGTAACTGTAGTTTCTCCACCTGCTGCTGTATATGTGAACATTTCCACGCTTGTAGTAGATATTGATGTACCACCATCAATGATTGTAGTACCTGTTATAGAATAAGGACCAGTTCCTTGTAATGACACAGAATAAGTAGACACATTCTCTACTGGTCCACTTAAACTAATGGATGTGATATTAGCATTACCTGTGAATATAGAATACCCATAAGTTCCTGATCCATCACCATTATCGTTATTAATAGAGAATTTAATACTAATAGATTCTCTATTTAATTGCTTTTGCATTAATGCTAAGTAAGAATACCCACTCATAGATATTAAACCATCGCAGGTTACAGTCCATGTAGTGATGTCATTTTTGTACTCTCTAAACCATGCTGAACTTTGGCTAGTTACCTCTACTTGGTCAGTAGATGACTCAAAAGAGCAGTTTGTAGCAGCTCCGAATGGAGTACCTATAGCGAATGTAGTATTCGTAGAAGATGGGTTATTACCCTGAGTATAGAATGTGATTGTTCTACCACTTAAACCTGTTACAAACACTTGAACCATGATTCTATCTGTAGCACTAATAGCTGTAGATGGAACGGTCATTGAAGTCGTATATAAAGTTGCACTTGTAGATGTTAAGCTAGTAGATGATGATATGGCTACTGAAGTAAAAGAACTTCCATCATATGTAAACAATTGATAGTATATACTAGCACCAGCAAAACTACTTGTAATAGAAAAATATGAACTAATAGTCCATGTTCCTGAAGGTATCGTATTTTGAGCAGGATCATTAGCATCTGTAATAAATCTACCTAAAGTTCCATCAGAACTTAAAGTAAAGTTAGTTGCAGTTCCTGCTACCTGAGTTCTACTTAATTCATAGTACTGATTGCCAGATATAGTTCCCTGACTTGTCCCACCATTTAAAAAGTATTCAGCACTACTGTCATATTCGTAGAGTACTATATTGGTTCCGTTAATTGCTGTTGCCATTATATATAATTTTATTGGAGATATTCAGTTGTTTCAGTTGAATCATTGTCTGTATTTGTTATTTCTAATAATTGCAATGATGTAGTTTGGTCATAATATGGGTCTATTGTATATCTATTAGAAATAAAATATTTACCATCATATGAAAGTGCATTTGTTGAAGAGTCTTGAACTATAAATTTTTTACCTAATCCAATAAAATCATTTGATTTACATATAGTTCCTAAATCTCCTTCTAATGAAGCCAAGTTTTTATTAAAAATATTACAATATTGTCTAGATATTAATTGAGTTAATGAAGCAAATGTGCCAGTTTTACCATATCTATACCAATTTTCTAATTTTACATTAGAAGAATTAAATAATGCACCAACTACATTTGCAACTGAAACATCAGGATAAATTGCTCCATAAGGTGTTTCTATTTGTTTTACTAAAGCTAAATTACTTCCTAAAGTTCTTTCTGACTGAAACGCTGAATAATTAGTAGAAGATTGTGTTAATCTTAGATTATTAATCCTCATATCTAAATTAGTTCCATCAATAGTAAATTTAACTCTTACATATCCAACTGCTACATCTGCCCCATTTGCAGTATAATCTCCAAATGGTATAGAATGGCTAAATTGATTTATAGGAGACCTATCTGGACCAGGATAAGATAATGGTATTTCTATATATGATGATGCAGTTACCCATTTACCATCAGAATCTAAGTAATAAACATTTGATCCTACTGTTATGATAATAAACATTTTTGCTACAGATGTAGATATTGTAGAAGTAAGTGAATAATTGAATGAAATAGACCCTTGTGCATCTCCCATTATTGGAGAATATGCATTTGGTGCAATAACGGTTCCCATTTCCAGATTAGCAGTTCCACCTGAAAAGTTATTTAATCTAACATCATTATACTCTTTTGTAGGATAATCATATGTTCTTATAAATCCACCACCAGTTGTAGATCCAACAAAAAAATTAGGAGGATTTGTAAATCCTGTATTTTGTTTAAAGTTGCCATTAGTTATGTAATTATTAGCAAAAGAAAATGGCGTTTTTACAATTACTCTAGAATAACCTTTCCTGATTATTTTTACCTGACTATTATTTATAAAATGTACATTACCTGTAGAATATGGTTGAATATTAATTGTTTCTGTTATTAATCCACCTGATAATGTATAATATGTAGATGACCCAATTTCGTATTTTGTAAAGTAATTATTAGCACCTGCAATTTCATTAATAGACATGATCCACCAATCTCCATTATATTGAAATAATCTACATCCAAAACTTTTAACAATATTTTCTAAAATTGTATAGAAATCTACTTCATCAAAATCTCTTAAATATTGATAAGTTTGTGCAAATGGTTCATATTGTTGACCATCACCTCTATCTAACATACCATCAGCATAATAAGAACAGCAAGTATATAAATAAGATGTATTTGGTAAACCAATACTATAAAATATCTTATTCATTATTGACATTAAAGATATCAATGAATTTATATTTTGACCTATAATGTCAATATAATTATACTTTAAAAAAGATAAAGCATCAATACACACAAAATTAGCTTCCTGATTACCTGTTGTAAATCCTAGACTAATATAATCATTAAATAAAAAACCCTTCCACTTAATATCTGTATCATTCAATAATTCAACATAATATTTCCTGTCATTACTATTTAATAAATCTGGGAAATTAGTATAATCATCTTCATCTGTTAATAAAAATGAAATATTTAATTGTGATGTAATTATTCCACCTAATGGGTCCTCTTCATTTGAATTTGGAGTTAATGAAATAGATGTTGGGATATATGAATATACAGAACCTGTATAGTCATCTTCATATATGTTTACAATTAAAGATGTTTCATCTCTAAGTTCCTGAGTTAAAGTATATCTTAATCCGTATGCCATTATGCTAAACTAATATTTTGTCCTTTAAGATTAGATGCCTTTTGCGCTCTATTTACAGACAAAAGTAAATCTTGTCCTCTTAATACAAATGTTCCGCCACCACCACCAATCATATCTTTTAATTTATCTAGTGGTGCAACTACTTCAGGGTTTGACTTAGCACCAGGATATTCTCCCATTAAGCCAAATGTTGGACCAGAAACTATACCTCCATTTGCAAACTTTCTTACATTACTATTTTTACCCATTGAACTACCGCTACTAACTCCACCTCCAACATTAGCTAAACTTGCTTTTAAAGCAGCACCTGCCGCTACTGCTGCAATACCTATTGCTAATGCAATCTTCCATTGTTTTGGGTCTTTTAATGCCTTAATAGCAGCACCTTCTAATATTGCAAATTTAATTAATGCACCTCCAATTGTCGTAAGGGCATTAGCCAAAACTTCGCCTAATGCAGAAAAATCAAATACACCAGTTGCTAAACCTTTACCAATTGTTTGACCAAGTGATTCAAATGCCGTTATTACAGAATTATTTAATGTATCTGCTATTTGTTGACCTACCCCACCAAGCCCCTCTAATTGAGCAGATAAATCATTAAACAAATCTAAATAAGCTTGTTTAGAAGCAGGATCAAAAGCAGTAGCAGCTAATACGGCAGCTTTTGCCATATTCTCTTTTAATAATTGAGCTCTTTTTTGTAAATTATTTTTATATAATTTTTGCTCAACATTAGATTGAGTTTTTATAGTATCTACTTGTTGTTTAGCAAAATTCTCTGCTTCTTGTAATTCTTTCTTTCTATCTTTTTTCTTTTTATCAGAAACTTTTTTAGCATTATCCAATAACTGTGATTGCATTTCCATGTCAATCGTAACAAGCTTATTTTGATATTCTTCATAAATACCAAGTTGTAACTGAGTTATTTGTTCTGGAATATATCCTGCATTTTTTAATTTTTCTAATGCTAAATCTCTTTCAAGTCCTGCTAATTCCTTTGCTACATCATATTTCTTTTGAGCATCATCCTTTATCAAATTTAATTCTTGTTTTTTAGAATTAATTTGATTTTGTATTATCTGCTCATTTACTTTTTGCTGTGTTTTAATTGCACCATTATCATCTTCTGGTTTGTTAAATTCAGAATATGGATTGTTTAATCCAGACCTTAAAGCCTGAGATTGAACTTGCTCTAGTAATCTGATTTGACCTACAGTCTTATGTATTCTATTTTGTGCAGCTTGTGCATCACTTTCTGACAATCCAAACCATTCTAAAGGATGTATACCTTTACCTGTAGATGCTTCTAGAATTGCTCTATCTTTAAGATTTTGTATTTGTAATTCAGCTAATTGTTTCCCAGTTACTTCAGCAACATTTTGTTGTTTAACAGCTTCTGTATACAAGTCTACTGCAATAGTAGCATCTTGCATATTTTTTATTTTAGCAGCTTCTTCTTTGTTAACCTTTGATAACTCTTCTTTAATTGCTTTAAATGCTTTTGCTCTTGTAGCTTCAGATTGAGTATAATCGTTGCCAATAGTTACTAAGCCTTTAAGTCTTTGTGTGCTAGAATCAGTATAATCTAAAGATGCCTTTAGTTCCTCATTAAACTTTTTAACCTTTTCTGTCCATTCATCAGTTGATTTTTTAGCACCAAATACACCCATATCCCATGCTGTAAACAATGCTATAACTGCTGATGTAGCAAGATATATTGCTCCTGTAGCACCAGCCATACCACCAATTAAAGCTGGTAAGTTATTTTGTATACCTCTAAATCCGAATGGCAAGTCTTGTACAACTAACGCAAGGTTAGTCCACATCATATTATTTTTCTTCAGATCATTTCCAGTTCTATTTAGAGCACTTCCTGTGCCAGTTATAGAATTAGATAATTTTTGGAAACTTATAGATGCTGGATCAACGCCATAACCAGCCATTTGAGTAATTGAATCTTGGAATCTTTTATTTGCCTTTGCAGCTTCTTCTGAATCAGCTCCATATCTTTTTACAGCAGCTTGTAATCCTCTGAAACTATTTTGTATTTTTTTACTAATACTATCAAATTCCTTGTCTGTGCCATTAAAAGACCCAATCATTTCATAAAGTGCTTGCTGCACCCCAGATATGTCTAGATTGAGTTTTAATTCTACTTGATTCTCGCTATTTGCCATTACCAATTGGTTTTACATTATTATACTTTTGAAGAACTTCATTTAATTCTTCTTGGCTCATTACTTTTTGTTTCACAAAGTTACGATTATCGCAGTCAAGTTCTAAAAGGTCTTTAGGCTTAACTTTCTTACCTTTTGGCAATTGTATATTAACTAAAACAGTAGTTTGCCATCTTGTTCTAATCCATTCTTGTTCTTCTTTATGCCTATATCCATACCACACAAAATCTAACTCAGCCATCGTCATATCCCAAAACAAATGGGGAAGCACTTGGCACTCCCCCATTGTATATTTTTCAATATCAATCCACTCTAATTTTTTTTTACACCATTACCTTTTTTAGCCTTATTATCGGTATCTAAACCGCTATTCATACTATCTGATAAAGAGTTCATGATTTCTTGAAATTTAGGGCTTCCTAAGCCTCCTAAATCATCTACCCAATCACATACCTCAATATCTGTAAAAGTAGGAGTTATTCCTTCTTTATATAACGGATATTCAGCAGCAGAACGCAATAAGTTAATTATTGCATCTAATGTTTGATTACCACTTAAAGCTTCTCCAATTTCGGAAGGTCCGATACCTTGTAACTGACAAAATCTTTTTAAAGACCATGTGCAGAAACGCATTGGTATGCTTTTACCATCCGAAAGTTTTAATTCGTAATGCCCTCTCATATATGTTGTTGTTTTTGGTTATTAGTTAGTAGCTTGCGTCAAAGCTCCAGTTCCAGTGAAAGATACTGAATAAGTTACTGGAGACTCCATGTCAGCAGTAATATCCATACTTTCAATGAAAGCAGAACCAGACCAAATCAAGTCACCTGTTACTGGAGTTGTTCCACTAACTGTAGTAAACTTAACTGTTACAGCAGTTCTATTTGCGATTGCAGTCATTAACTCACCTGTAGTGTAGTAAGAAGCTGTAGCAGCAGGATCAACTGTAGCTAAACCATCTGTAGTTAAAGACCAAGATTTAACACCACCAATGTGGTTAGACCATCCTTGACTTTCTTTATCTGTGCTATCTGGTAAGTCTACAGAAAAGCTTAAAGAACAAGATGTAGCGTGAGCCACTACTTCTGATCCAATTAATACAACCAATGAGGTTCCGTTAAATACACCTGTTGTTGCCATTTTATTTTATTTTACTTTTTTTATAATATTTGATTCACAAAATGTTCCATTGTTATTACTCTTCTAAAGATATAAGCTTCATTGATATAATCAAATGTAGCTATGTTTGATCCTACCTTTCGAGTAACTATTTTAAAGTTTGGAGCAGCACTTGGATAATCAGCAGGATATACTCCTATAATTTCCAATAATTCGTTAGCCCATTCATCTACTGACTTTTGACCAACTTCACCTGCTTTAGAACTTTTATAGACAATATCAAACTGAATTGTAACATTTTGGCTATAGCTTTGTTTGTCACTATTTTCAGCTTGTGTTTGGCTACTAATGAGTAAGAATGGTGGATTTACACTATCTGGAGCTATAGTATCATAAACTCCTAACGAATACGATTCGCTAGTCAATTTATCAAAATACGCCTTTCTTATAGCTAATCCGCAGTCTTTCATTTACACAAATTTAGCGAAATATATTTATATGATTACCCCTTTGGTTTATAAGAATTTAAGCTCCTATAAAGGGCATTCATATTTGTATTTATCGTATTAAAGAAGAATGGTCTAGCTTGCATATTAAACTTCCTTATGTTACTTCCCTTGTATAAAATAGCTATATTTTGAGCTGTACCTTTTATCATTGAACTTGCTTGATATGGCAGCCCAAATCCTCTACGAGTACCAAATTCGACATATGGAGCATAGGTTATACCTCTACCCATTCCAATTGTAGCATAGCCATTTTGATAAGGTGTAGAATATATACTTCTTGATAGATTACCAGTTCTTTCGTATGTAGAATTAGGAAATATTCTTTTAAGCTTTGATGGACTAGATTTCTTTTGTGCCTCAACTTCCATTTTTTTAACAGCCTTATCAATTTCCATTATAGCAAAAGCCTTAAATTCTTCTGCTATACTAGCATATTTCTTGCTTAGATCATGGAGTCCTTTGACATCCATTGTAACGGAAACATTTTTACCCATTCAAAAGAGTTGAACATCCAATAATGTAATATTTGTTCTCATCCCTTTCATTTACAACAGAATTGATTAAATATAAGTTATTTTTATAACTGATAATCAACTTGTTATCAAATGTTTTTGATGTAGTATATCTTATTCTGAAGTTAATATCATTGCTTAAAGAGTCTCTACCAGCAATATCTGTTTTATTATCAGAATCAGTAGCAATTTGAGCCCAACAAGTATAATAGTCAGCAAGAGTATTGACATACCCTCCTGCACCATCAGATACTCCTGTTTTGCTTTTAAATGTGATTCTAACCCTTAATTTACCTATCATTATAATATGTAGTTAATACGCTTATATGGCTTCATAAGCTCATAAGCAGTCGTTAAATTGGCGTTTGGTTGACTAGCTTCAACACTTGATTCTCTGTACTCGTAAAGGTCAGCAACATACTTTAAAAGGGCTGTTTTCATGCCTTTAGGCGTAGTAGCATAACCACATGTATATGTGAATCTATATTCCATGCAATTGTTGGCAATCATGTATACTTTTTTGGTAGTATCTCCTAGCACTTTGTAATCACCTGCTACCATAGTAACCCAGTTCTCATTATCCCAATATTCTACCAAAGTGATTGATCCTGTAGGCACATAAGGAAGTTCTATAAACTCATCAACATAGGCTACCACCTTTAATGTTCTTGGAGTCATAGCCACACCTGCATATTGCTCAAGTCTTATTTGTGCAGTATCTATCAAAGCATCAATTAAATCATCATCTTCATTATAATCAACTCTAAGGTAGTTCTTAGCTTCGGCTAAAGTAACAACGTCTGCTGTAGGGGCTACTGTTGTTGTAATATCTCTTACAATTTGCATCCTATATGTTTTTTACAAAAATAGTCAAAATTTAACGCATTAAAAAAGGGGTAGTTTTTGGCTACCCCTTATATTTTAGATTAGTCTAAGACTATCCTACGTTACCGAAATC